CACCATGCGTCCGTGTACTTCACGGCGTAGCCACGGGCCAGCGGCTTGTGACTGTTGTACAGGTCGATGATCTTCCTGTGGCTCCCGTCGCTCTCTTTGCATCCGATGTAGCTCTGTGCGATGCTCACGATCTTCTGCCGCTGTTCTTGTTCCGTCATGGGCTTTCCTCCGCTTCCTGCGGCGCTCCCTGCCGCATACTTGTCGTAATACTTCTGGCCGAACACAGCCCGCCGGGCCTGCGCTGCCTCGCTCTGATCTGCCGGGCGCTCAAATTTCAGCAGCACCGCGTCCGATGCTGCCCGGACGCTTCCAGCCGTTTTCAGCACGGCCAGCACCGTCTTATAGCCCTCCCGCAGCTCTTTCATCAGGAAATCAAGCTGCATTTCCAGATCGCCGATGCTCTTTCGGCAGCATTGGGCATAGTCCAGCAGCTCTGCCTTGCGGGAGCAGTATGTCCATTGAGCAAGGCCATAGCCCGCCTTATCCGTTGCGAAGAACTGATACTTGCCGCTGTCCACCGCCGCCGTATAGCTTGCGTCGGTCACGCCAAGCCTCTTTTCGTATAGGTTCTCCACGTTGTTCGGGATAAGGCCGCTCTCCGCATACAGGTTTCCCATCAGACCGGCGGTGCCAAAGTCGTTCAGCCCCGTTCCTTTCAGATAATTCCAGATTTTCTCCTCGTTGTTCTTTCCTGCCAGCATGATCTATCCCTCCTCACGGTTCCTCTGTCTGCTGTGCAATCCGTTCCGCCTCCTCCTTTTCCCGTCTCATGTCCGCAAGCTGCCACCGCCTGTCCTGCTTCTTCTCCTTGGTGGTTTTTATCCAGCCGAGGATGCCGCACTCGCCGCCCAGCGTGGCGAACACGCAGGTGATCAGCGTATCCGGTACAGAGCCGTACACGGTAAACAGCGCGATCATGGCTATCGTGAATACTGTCAGACACAAAAAGACGATCAGCAGAATAAAGTCCATGGTTCCCATGTGCTTCTTCCGGCCTTTCGTCTTTGCCTGCGTTCGCTTTCCCGCCATGTCAGTCCTCCTTGATGTGCGGGTGCGCGCTTTTATTCAGGTGCTTATCCAGTTTGTCCAGCGCATCCTTGCACGGCCCGTTGCACCCCTGCTCCACAAGCCCCTGCAACGCGCCGCGCAGGCCATAGCAGATAAGCGTCTGCTCCTCCTGAATGGCGTTGATGAACTCGCTCTGCTTTTTGTTGCTCTCAATGACCTTGTACACGGAAACAATGGCGGCGACCAGCGCTCCGATTGCTCCCAAAAGGCTGGCCGCCTTAATGATGGTGTCCGCGTTGATGTACATTTTCCTGTCCTCCTGCTTTCACTCCGGCCATTCGTCCCCGCCGATGGCCCTGCGGTATGCCTCGTCGGCCTCCGCGATCTCGTCTCTCCCGGTCACGGTGTCGCCCAGCTCCGCAAGGCGTGTCGCCAGCACCCGGACGGTACGCGCCTGCATTTCCACAAGCGCCTCCAGCTCTGCGATGATCTGCAAATGGCTGCTCACGCCGCCGCCTCCGTCCAGCCGTATACCCCCGGTTCCCACACATTGGCGTCCGCCGTTGATGTCCAATGCTTCCCATTGTGGCTCACCTTGTCGCCCTTTGCGTAAGCGTCATGCGCTCCCACCGGCTTGCTCCATTCCGGCCATTCTTCCGCCGGGTCAGATGCCGCCGACCAAAGCGACACCGCCTTGTCCGGTTCCCATCCCGCCTGTGAGGTGTGCGCCTGTACGCATTTGTACAGCTTGTTCCCCCAGTTGCGTAGCTGCCCAACCGTGTAAGCAACGCCGGTCTGCCACGTTTCAAACAGGCTCTTGTGCTCCCCCGCAGTCACAGCGTCGATGCTTCCGCTCTCCGCCAGCGTCACAAAGGCGATCTCCGTTGCCTTTCTCGTTTCTTCCATCAACTTTGTCCTTTCCACATACCTGTAATGCTCGCTGATGGTATAGAAGTCGTACCGCGTCCCGTCCTCGTCCGTGTCGCTGTGATAGTGCCGGTCGATGCGGCAGCGGTCTGTGATGCTGCTGTCGTCGTACTCCCGCACCGTGGTCAGGTATTCACCCTCCCGCAGCGCGGGGCCGCCCACGATTTTCAGGTTTTCCCGTTCTACGCCGCCGATAACGCTTGTTCCGTAGACGTATTCCATCTTGCCCGCTCCTTTCTTGCGTGTTCTCTGACCACGCATTTCAATTTCCGCTGCAAACCCGCCTCCACATAGCTCTGGAAAAAGTGAACGTGATTGCAGTGCTTCATCTGGCCCAGTCTGGATAAAAGCCCCTGCGCCAATGCGGGCTTGATCGCGTGGTGCCGCCGCATGGCACGGCGGCAGGCGGAAAGAGAATGTTTCAGGCGCACCATGTTTCGTTTCCGCAGCAGGGTATACCCTCGCCCGAAGCGATACCCCAGCGCCGCCACCGTCCGCTTTGCTGTCGGATAGAGCTGCCACTTGCCGTTCAGCCGCAGGCCGTGTGCCGCCAGCCATTTCTCGATCAGCTCCCGCAGCCGCCGCAGCTTCCGCTTGTTCCGCCCGAACAGGGTAAAGTTGTCCATGTACCGCAGGTAGTGGTCGCACAGACCGCTTTCCCGTATCAGCCGGTCAAGCGGTTGCAGCACCGTGTTGGCAAACCATTGGGAAAAGTAAGCGCCGATCAGAATGCCGTGCTTCATCAACCGTTCGCATACCTCCAGCATTCGCCGGTCTTTCACCAGCCGCCGGAGCCGCTTCATCACCGTCTCCGCCGTCAAACTGTCGTAGAAATGGTGGATGTCCAGCTCCTCGGCGTACTTCGTCCCTTTTGGGTCTGTCCGCATCCACTTCTTGATGGCTCGAACGCCGTAATGGATGCCCCGGTTTCGGATGCTCCCGCAGCAGAAATTGTCCATGCCCCGCATCATGATCGGCTCCAACACCTGAATGACCGCGTGATGCACATACTGGTCAGGCCACAGTCTCGGCTCCGATATGTCCCGCCACTTTCCGGCGCTCTTGTCCCAGCGTCGCGCAAGCCTCGGCTCGTTCGCCTCGTAACCGCCTGTAATGATCTCCCGCAGCTCTTTTACATAGCGGTCAATGTCTGCCTCCACCCGTGCCACCGTCCGGTTCGGTCTGTGGTGCGGATGGAAGCGGTGTGTCACGTTCACGGCGAAGATCGCCAGCCGCAGGTTTTCTTCCGATACCAGCTTTGGAAATAGGTTGTTTGCTCGTTTCATCAGGAATGTTTTCCTCCTTTTAGCCTCACGGCCTTTCCATCGCCTCCACGGGTTGTGGAAGTGTACTAAACCGTGTCCTGATGGCTTATCTGCACCAAGGGGTGCCGAGGATGTCCGCGCCCCGGCGTGGGTCTTTGCGTTGCCGGGTATGGAGGTGGGTAGCCAGTCCATAAAAGGACGCGGCAGCCGATGTTCGCGTTCGAGTTGGACGCGTTGGTGTAGTTCACGTAGAACAGCCCGTGGTTCCCGTTCTGGTTATAGTTACCGCCGAAGTACAGGCACGGGTTGGAAGCATTGAAGTTCCAGTTATCCGCCGAACCAAGAAGCAAGGCACCGACTGCGTGCGCGGTCATCCCCTGTATTTTCAAGCCGCCTGTGCGGCTGAAAACCCGTTAGCCTTTTGCGCGGCCTGCGGGCCGCAGGATACGCAGAGGGGGATGCGTCCCCCTCTGCACTCCCCCGTCAGGGGAGTTTTTGGAGGCGGCAGCCGATGCCCGCGCTCGAGTTGGACGCGCTGGTGTAGCTCACGTAGAACAGCCCGAGGTTCCCGAACTGGTTATAGCTACCGCCGAAGCACAGACACGGGTAGGAAGCATTGAAGACCCAGCCATCCGCCGAATATGTCGTCTCACTCCCGCCCGATGCCGTGGGATAGATAACCCATTCCAGACCGGCCACCGTTGCCACGGTAAATGCGCTGGGCCATCCGCTCGACGGAACGCCCACGGCGGTGCCGCCGCTGTTGTCGCTGAAACTGCTTGGCGTGTTGATGATGTTCAGGCCGTTGCTGTTGTAGTAGCAGCCGTCGCCCCAGTCATACACGTTGTCCCACAGGCCCTCGATGTAGCGATACTGCGTACCGAGGCCATAGCTGTCCCGGCTCGCAAGCGTCGTTCCGGTGTGATAGGGCATACTGTCCGTATAGCCCATATTCTCCGTTGCGCTGTTGTTGCCGCAGCCCTTGCCGATGGTTTTCTGGCTGTTCCAGTCCGCGAACTCCACAAGGTACAGCATCCAGATCGTCATGCGCATCTGAATGTCGCTCTGCCAGATGTTGCTCCCCAGATTGTGGATGCTCGTGCGGGCCGTGCTGCGCGTGATATTCGCTTTCGGCTTTACACCGGACTGGCTCTTGTAGTTGTTGGTGTTGCAGTGATAGCGGCCAATGTACACAATGTCCCGCTCTCCCTTGCCGTCCCCTCGGTCGGCGTGGGCGGGGGAGACGTGAAAGCCGTCCGTTTCCTTATCCGCGATCTGGAGTTTCAGGCTGTTCCCGCTCTTTGTCCACTTGTACCAGAACTTCGGGATAGCCACCAGCTCACCGGCCACCGCATCCGTCACGCGCACCATCCCGCTCCACGGGTACAGGTTGTCAAATGGGCTTCCGTAATTGGTCGCCCCCGCTCGGTACGGGGTCGGGTTCACGAAGCTGGCGGCCTCGTCTGTGCGGCTCCACACCGTTGTGCTGGTGCCGTCCCACACCACGCCGTAGACGTGCCGGTAGGCCAGCTTCACATTTACCGTCTGTCCGTCCGCCGTGATGGTCGCGGTATCCTCCGCCGTCTCTCCGTTCTTGGTGGCGGTGATGGTGTAGGTGCCGCTTTCCGTCACGGTGAAGTCCACCGTCCCCGTTGCAGATGCCGTCTTTCTCTGCGTCTTGCTCCCCTTGGTACAGGTGACGGTGGAGCCGCTGTCAATGCTCACGTGGATGGTCGCTGTGAAGTAGGATAGCGTCGCCGTGTACTGCTGCACCACGGAGACTGTCACCGTATCCGTGGCAGTCTGCCCGTTCTTGGTGGCCTTGATGGTGTATGTTCCGTAGTCCTCCACATCAAACGTCCATTTTCCGCCGCTCTCCGTCGCGGTGTATACCTTGGTTCCCAGCGTGGCCGTCACCGTGGAGCCGGTTGGTGCGGTCACAACGATCTGCGCCGTCATGCCTACCTGCGGCAGACTGTCCGCGCTGAGCTTGCCGTCTGCCCCCAGCGTCGGGATGCCGTTCGGCACGTTGATGGGGAGCTGATCGGTGTCCATCTTCCCGTCCGCGCCGAGACCTGCCACGCCGCCCGGCGTATTGACAGGGAGCTGGCCGGTGCCAACCTTGCCGTCCGTTCCGATGCCCGCAACGCCGCCCGGCGTATTGATGGGGAGCTGGCCGGTGCCAACCTTGCCGTCCTCTCCCAGTCCGGCCACTCCGCCCGGTGTGTTGACAGGGAGCTGGCTGACCGGCACCTTTCCGTCTGTCCCCAGCCCCGCCTTTTTGGCAAGAGCCGCCGCCACCGCACCGCTGGTCAGCAGCTTGTCGCTGTTCTCCGTCGGCACCGTGTCGAACGTCTGCGCCGTAACGCCGCCCTTGCCGTCGCCTTTCAGGATACCGCTGGCGGTGATCTTGTCCTGCTTGCCCGTAATGGCCTGACGGATACCCTCGTGCGCGTTTTCATCCTCGTTGTGTGCCTTGATGGCAGCCGCCATGCTTTCTGCTGTCACCAGCGCCGAAGCGTCGATGGTCACCTGCAGCGTCCCGCCGCTGCCCGTAAACTCCAGCAGCCCGTAGAATGTGTACACATAGTCCGGCACGTCCGTCTTGCTGGGGATTTCCACGCCCGCGTCCGTATCCGTCTGAAATAGGGCGATCAGCCTTGCCGCGCCGCTGTCCAGCTTTGCCCAGATACCGAGCTGGTTCAGGGGGTAACCTGTTGCCAGCGGGGTAACTTGCAGTTGCAGCTTTTGCCCCTGCGCCGTTGTCTTGTTGGACAGGATGCTTGCCGTCTGCTTTTCGCTCACAAGCGCCGTCTGTGCCAGCATCGCCGCCTCACTCACACGGCCCGTTCCCGCCGCCGCGCGGGTAATTGTCAGCGTCTTTCCCGCTGTCCATTGCGCCAGCAGCTCACTGCCGCTGTTGGTGATAACGCCTTTCCATGCCACTTTTCGTTTCCTCCTGACTTAGAATTTCGATGCGCTTCCGAAGTCAACCACCGCCGCACCAGCCATAGCCGCGATGCCGTAGGCCGTTGCGGTGCCGCCCGCATCGTAATATTCCACTTCCTCCAGATGTGCGCTGAACCTCTTGGCAGCGGCGAGCCTGCGTTCGATCTCCTCGATAGTCATGGCGGCGAACTTCTGCCGCTCCTCCACGGTGGTGATGTTTACCCGCAGTCTGAACTTTCCGTGGGTGCCGCCGTACTCAAACCATTCCTCCAGCTTTGTTCCCGGATAGATTGCGTCGGCCTGCGTTCTTGCAGCTCCCGCAGTTCCCATTGTTCGCCGGATGTTCAGCGCCGTCTTGACGATGCGCCGCTTCTGCTCGATGTCGTACCCTGTGTCGTACCAGTCGATCTTCCAGTTCACGGCCAGCGCATCCAGCACCTCCTCGGCCACGGTGTCGATGGCGGTATAGACTTGGCTTGCGTCGATGTAGTCCATCGTTTTCCGGTGCAGCTCCAGCATCGCCAGCGACAGCGCCCTGACCCACGGCTGCTCCGCAAGGAAGCGCGGCAGGCCGTCCGTGATCTGCGCGTCTTTCAGCCCCTTAATCATCCTCCAGTCCTCCATAGGTCACAGTCGCGCCGGTGCATTTCGGCAGCTCCGTGGTGTCGATCACGGTGTCTACGGGGGCGGTCAGCGTCACTCGCTTAGCTCCCGCCTCCCGCAGCCGGGCAATTAGCTCCGTGGGGTTGATGTCCCGTCCCAGCTTTCTTTGCCATGTCTGGAAGTCCGCCACCGCCGCCGCGATGCGGCTTTGTATCTCGCTCACGCTTCGCTGGTCGCTTTCCGCAATCCAGTATTTCACGGTGATGGCGTATTCCACCTCGTCCGGGGCCAGCGCCGTCACCTTGTCGCACAGCGGGCGGATGGTCTCGTCGTCCAGATAGACCGCCATGGCCGTCAGCTCCGTGCTGTTGGGGACGCGCAGCCCGTTCTCGTCCTCGATCACGAAGTAGATATTTACCTCGTCCGGCAACGGGCTGACGATGCGCACATCGGCTACATCGCCCCGCCACTCCCGCGCGTAGTATTCATAGGCATCGCGCGGCCCGGCGCAGCTATATACGCTGGGGGCGAGGTAGATGCGCCGTGTCAGGCTGTCGTCGTCCTCTGCGTCCAGTCCGCCGGTGCTTGGTGTGGTGTTGCTCACGCTGGCAACATAGGCGATTGGGTCAACCAGTATCTTGATGCCGCCGGTCAGAATGCCGTTGCTATCCGCTCCGGCCTCCTCCGCCTGCACCACCACGTCGGTGTAGGTCTCTCCCGCCGCTATCTCGCCGTATTCCACGGTGTTGAAGTATTTCCCGTCCTCGCTCTTGACCCGCGTTCCCGTCGGAATGGCCGTTGCTCCGTTTTGCGCTTCCGAAAGCGTAAAGCGCACCGTCGCCGTGGCCCGGTTTGCCTCCTTGCGCGTTAGCCCCACAAGAGCGGCCAGCGCATCCAGCGCGTCTCCGGTGCTGGTTTTCAGCATTTCCATCCGTCCCTTTGCGTCGGCGTACTGCATCGTCTGATACTCCATCGCGCAAAAGGCTTTCATCAGCAGGTTCAGCGGGTCGGCCTCGCCGATCTCCGGCTCCTTGCCCGTGGCCTCCCGGTAATACTTGGTGTACAGCTCACGGAGCTGTTCTTCCGTCTCCTGCAAAGTCATGCTTTCGATGAAGCTCAGCTCCGGGCAGTTTGCCAATTCAGCGATATTAGACAAGCTCGATCACCACCTTTGGCGTCATATTTCCGTCCTGCGATTTTCCCGCAGTCCATTCCACACGGACGACACGCGCCCGTGGCTCATACTGTTCTGTCTTGCGCACATACTCCGCCGCCAGCAGGACTTGCGCATTTTCCTGCGGGCAGTCGATGATCGTCCCGTCGATGCCGAACTCCCTGTCAAGCGCCTGCTCTCCGGCCCTCGTGGCGTAAAGCACCTGCAAATTGCGGTACACCTCCGCCGCCGTGCTGTCGTTCGCGCTCCCCGGCAGTATCTCGATCACCGCGTTTTCCGTTGATAACATGGCTGCCTCCTTACAGGTATTCCTCGATGGTCAGGCTCACCTTGCACTCCACCATCGCGCCGCCGTGCAGCACCGCGCCCCACTCGTCGCTTATGTCCGTGATCTTGAACGGATACGGCGATACCGGCGAGCCGCCCACGATGAACCAGTCCGCCGCGTTGGTCTCCGCCATGCGCTGAAAATGCCGCAGAACACTTCGCGGGTTTACCCCGTCTTGCGCCCGCAGCAAAAGATCGAACTGGTATTTCCGCAGCTTCGGGGCAATCCACTGGCTCCGCGCCCGTGCGCCTGTCCGGCTGTGGGTGGCCCAATCGCTGCCCCCTTGGCCTTTCAGCCCGCTCGGTGTCAGGATGCGCCGGTCGCTCACCGTGAACGTCATGCCCATGTAGCTTCCCAATGCCACTTTTCGCCCCTCCTTACTTATCCGGCTTTCCCACCGCGCCGCTCATGTGCGTGTGGTTCACAAGGCTCACGCCGTTGATGGTGATGTCTCCGCTCGCCGCCGTGGCGTTGATCTCCGGGGCTGTCAGGCTGATTTTGGTGGGGCTTCCGATCTCCACATCCCCGGCCTCCGTCACCTTTACAGTTGCGCCGTTTATGGTGATCTCCGCGTCGCCACCCTCTACCTCGATCTTTGCGCCTTTCTTTGCGGCGAATGTGTACTTGCCTCCCGCCGTCACACTCAAAGCGCCTGCGGCCTCGATGCTCACAAAGGTTCCTGCCTCGATGCTCACCGTTGTCCCCGCCACGATGCCAACGCCGGTTTTGGCGTTCAGGCTCATGCTGGCGGCGCTGCTCTTGGCCTGAAACTGCCCGCCCGCCACAAGGCTGATTGCGCCTTTCGCCTCGTCGTATATCTCGCCGTTGCAGTTGCGCCCCGTCCGCCGGTTCACATACTGGGTGTAAACGCCGGTGTTCTCGTCGTAGCGCTCATAAGCCAGTCCCCTTCGTGCGGCGTACTCCTTTCGGAACAGGCCCTTGTAGCCCTCCGCCGGGGTGTTGGTCTTGTTCCACACCGTTCCGGTGGTGGTTCCCGCCGCAGCTCCGTTGCTGTTGTGGCTCACGCTCACCACCTGCCCGATGCTGGGCATCTTGTACTCGCCGTTGCTGATAGCGTTGATCTGGCGGGTCACGCTTTTTCCCCGGTCAAAGTAGGTCACCTCATAGGTTCCCGCCTTATAGTCGATAGCGCTCACGCGCCCGGTTCTGTTTGTTCCCGCCATTACTTTTTCGCCTCCTCGCTGGCGATGCAGTAGCTCGCAGGCACCCAGCCCGTCACGTTCTGGCCCACCGGCAGCTTTCCGCACCGCGCCGCGCTGTTGGTCACGCGGTAGCGCCCGTTGATCAGGATACCGTCGTACAGCCAGTAGGTGCCGGTCTTGGTTCCCGCCTTGTTCTTTGCCGTGCTGGAAACATACAGCGGAGCCTTGTTCAGCGTGATCGCCTGTCCCGCCTCGCCGCCTGCCGCCGCGCTGGCTGCGCCCGCCGCCGGGCTGGTGGTGGCGTAGGTGCTGTCATAGCTCACGCCGCTGTCCGCCGTCTTTTCGTGATACACGATCTTGCCGCCCACGTCCCACGAATGGAACGCCGGGCCGATGCCGCTGCACTCAAAGTCGGTGGTCAGTCCGTTGCTGCTGACCTTGTGCGTCACCTTGTCCACAAAGTATTTCCCGTTCAGATTTCCAAAGCCCGTCAGCGCGATGCAGTTTCCCGCGCTTACCCTCCAGTCTCCGTCCACGCCGAAGCGTAGCTTCACTGTCCCGTGGTTGGCGCTGTTCAGCTCCGCGCAGAGCTGGACGCTGGCATCGTATACGCTGGTAGCCCGCCGGTTCACGCTCTTGGTGTGCGAGCCGCCGCCCACGCTGCACTCGATGTCGATGTCCTTGTCCGCGTCCGTGTAATTAAAGTACCCGCCGGTATAGGTGCCGGACAGGGTGGTGGTGTAGCCGAAGCTCCCCGGCCTGATCTGCGAGCGGTCAAAGGTGCGCACGGCCCGCTTTGCCTTGTACTTCTCCCGGTCATACACCCACAGCCGCCGGGCGTACACTTTCAGGATAAGTCCGTAGTTTTTGCACAGGCTGTTGTAGTAGCTGCTGTCCGTGCCGTCCTGCTCGTCGCACTCGATGTCGTAGTCGTCGGCATCGTAGGTGAACGCAAGGCCGTACCGCGCGGCGATCTTTGCGCCGATACGCTTGATGCTGGTGTTCTTCCAGATCACGTCCCGCTCCAGTTCCGAAAAGTCACTGTCGCTGGGCTTGCTCACGCCGCCCACCTGCAAGGTCGTCGGCGCGTCCGAAAAACTCACATCGTCCAGCACGAACAACCCGCACTCCATGATGCTCCGCTGGCCCTGCCGTTCCCAGTTGTAGCCGAGAACACGCGCCCGCAGCGTCGCGCCCTTTTCCGGCATCCAGCCCAGCAGCCATTTCCTGTCCTGCGCGTTGATGGTGATGTCGATGCTGTCGCTGTTGTCCGCCGCGCTGTCGGTGTAGGTCAGGCTCTCGATGTCTCCGCCCACCTGCCCGGCAAAAGGGTAGCTGTTGTAGCGCACATCCAGTGCCAGCCGTCTTGTCTCAATCATAGCTCGCCTCGTATTTCCACGGCGGCATCAGTCCGTCCCGCTCTTCCTCCAGCGCCGGAGTGTTCAGCTCCACCCCGGCGTTGAAGATAAACGTGTCGATCTCCTGCGGATTGGCCGCCATCAGCACGTCGGCGTGGTACTCGCTGCCGTATACCTCCTTGGCGATCACATCCCATGTGTCGCCGCTCTTGGTCGTGTACATCGCGTTTCCTCCCGTCAGTATGCCGTGCGGGCCTGTCTGCGCTGCATCTGGAGATACCACGCTTCAAACCGTGCCTGCGCCTCGGCCAGAGCCTCCTCCACCATGCTGCGGTCGGCGCTGCCCTGAATGTTGATCACCGGCGCAAAGGTCATGCCGCCTCCGCCGCCGGGGCCGCCGCCGTCGATTTCCGCCAGCTCCACCGGCTTCACGCCCAGCATTTGCCCGGCCTTGGCCCAGATGTCCAGATTGTCCCGTCGGGCCGCCCGTTGGAAGCTGATCACTGCCTCCGTCCCGGCCTCGCCCGCGATGCTCGCACCGTTGGTAAAGCCGCCTCTCGCAAGCATGGGGATTTCCGGTATGTTGATGGAGAACGACTTTCCGCCCAGCAGCGGCACCCAGTCCGGGATGGTGATGCCGAGACTGTTGATGCCCGCGATGGCCTTGTTGATCAGGGCGATCACCGCGTTGATAGGTGTCTTGAACAGAGCGCCCAGTGTATCGAAGATGCCAACGAAGATGGATTTCACACCCTCCCACGCCATACGCCAGTTGCCGGAGAACACGCCGGTGATGAAATTGATCACGCCCTCAAAGATGGTCTTGACCCCGTTGATCGCGCTGCTGATGCCCTCGGCAAAGGCACCGATGGCGGCCAGCACCGCCGGAACCACTACCTGACCAATGTGTAGCAGCACCGTGATCACCGTCTGGATGATCGGCATGAGGAACTGGATGGCCGCGCCGATGATCTGCGCCACCGTCATGACTACGGAACCCACGCCGCTGATGATGGAGGCGATAGACGGAGCTGCCGCCGTGATGGTTTGCAGAATGACCGGCACCACCGTCTGCGTGATAAAGCTGAATACGCTTTCGATGATGGGCCGCACCGTCGTCTGTGAAAAGGTCACGAGCTGTCCGATCACGCCCATCACCGATTGCAGGATGGTGGTAATGCCGCCAAACGCCGCGCCCGCGTCCTCGCCGAATAGATTGGTGATGCTCTCCTGCAGCGGTTGCAGTGCCTTGGCTACGCCGCCGTCCTCGAACAGTCCCAGCAGCGCGTTCTTAAACACCGTGAACTTTTCCAGCCCCGTGTCGCCGAACACCCGCTGTACGATTTTGTCCAGCCCGCCGAACTTGTCCGTCAGGATGCTCACCACAGCGATGATGCTGGAGATCACACCCACAATAGGCAGCGCCCCGGACAGCAGACCGCCGAGGCCGCCCGCAATAGGGCCATAGATGCTCCCCAGCAGACCGGCCCCGCCGCTGAATATGCTCCCGACAGCTTTTCCGGCACCGGAGTTTGCGATGCCGCTTACCACGCCGCCAGCTTTCCCCAACAGGCCGGAAAGGCCCTGCTGGAAGATGCTGCCCTGAATGGTAGCCGCTGCTCCGATGCCTGCGATGCCCTGCCGCAGCGGCATGGTCAGCTTACCCAGCGCACCGCCCGCCTTGCCCATAAGGCCGCCCGCGAATTGTCCGGCCTTGCTGTTGGCGAACAGCCCGCCGAGATTGCCGAGGGACGAGCCGATGCCGCCCAGCCATTGCGCGGTCTTGCTGTTTCCGATTGCGCCCCGCAGGACGCTCCCCGCGCTTTGGTAGCCGGACAACAGCCCCGGCGTTCCCGCCGCCGCGCTCAAAAGTCCTGTGGTTCCCTTGATGCCGTTTCCACCGATCAGACTGGAGATTGCCGCCCCCAGCGTCGTGCGGAAGCCGTTGCTTCCCGATGCGCCCCGGAACGCAGAGAAAAGCCCCGCGCCCGCCGCGCCCGCGCTCTGGCCGCTCTTGAACAGGCCCGCAAGTCCGCCCTTTCCGCCGGAGAAAATAGCCTCCGCCGCCGGGGCGAACTTCATGCCAACAAACGCCGCCGCCATGCCGCCCAGCACACGCACCACCTGCTCGCCGTTGTTGATCAGGTAGTCAAGTCCCTTTTGGATGTACGGCAGCGCCGTGTCCATAGCGCTTCCCAGCTTCTCCACGCCCCGGCTCGCCAGCGTTCCCAAGCTCTCTGCAAGCTGCGTCAGCTCCGGCATATTCTTTCGGATGCTGTTCAGAAAGTCGATCATGGAGAGATTGAACTGCTTTTTCGCCGGGAGGAACGCATCGCCGATCTCGATTTTCAGCGCCGTCTTGGTGCTTTTCAGCATGGTCTCGATGGCCTCCGGGGTCTGCGATTTGATGTTAAACTCCCGCTCCATGCTTCCCGTGTACAGACTTGGGTCGCTCACCATTTCCAGCGCCTTTCTGTACACATCGAGATTGTTGACGATCTTTGCGCCGCCCTCAATGGCCCATTGGCCGAACAGGGTGGACAGCGCCGCTACCTGTCGCTCCTGCGGCAGATCGTTGATGGCCTTGAAGATGGTATCCAGCGTTCCCACGCTGTCCTCCTGCATGGCCTTGGCGACCCACTCCGCGCTCATGCCCAGCTCCTCGAACTGTTCTTTCTGGGCTTTCGTCGCACTTGCGCCCTTGCTCAAATTCACGATCATGCGCTTGATGCTGGTGCCGACGCGATCAGTCGATACGCCCGTTGCCAGCATGGCATCCGCCAGCGCCGCCGTTGTGGCCGCGCTCACGCCGCCCACTTGGCCGAGGCTTGCCGCCGAATTGACCGCCTCCGCGATCTCCGCCGCCGTGGTCGCGCTGTTTGCGCCCAGATAGTTGATCTGGTCAAAGAGCACCATGACCTCCTCGTGGGTCATTTTTAGCGATTGCTCCCACTTGGCAGCCCAGTTGCCCGCCTGATCGGCGCTGATGTCCATGGCCGCGCCGGTCATGGCAATGTCCCGCAGGAAGCCGGTAACATTGCCGGAAGCATCGACCTTGATCAAATCCTCCATGGCTTTGCCGGACTGTCCCGCCGCAGCGGCGAGGCGTGTCAAATCCTCCTGCGTATAGGGGATTTGTGTGCTTAAATCCTTGATCGCGTCCTTCATGGCTTCGTAGTTCTGCGCGTAGGTCTTGCCGTTATCCGCCACCTTGTCGCTGATCTTTCCGGTAGCATCTGCCAGACCGTCCACATACTTGACCACATCCGCCATGTAGTTTTCAAACTTCGCCGCTTCCTTGGTGCAGCTTGCGATGGTTGCCACAGTCGCCGTTGCCAGCGTCCCCATGGCCGCAAGTCCCGCCGTTCCGATGGAGCTGATGCTGCGGGCAAAGCTGCTGATCTGGCTCTGGCTCCCGTTCAGCGCCGCCATCAGGCTTTTGTCCATCTTACCGGCGATCTTGATGCTTAACTCTAATGTTTTATTGTTCGCCATTCCTCCGCCACCTCGCTATTCAGCTCAATAAAGTCCCGGACAGGCATTTTCAGATAGAAGTCCACGCCCGTCCGTGTCACCGAGGACAGCCGGATAGCCGCTTTCCGCAGGGCCTTGGCTCCGCCCTTTATCCGAAAAAATCCGCGTCGTTCACCGCGTTTTTCAGTTTCAGCAGCTCATACAGAGGCAGCGTGGTAAAGAACTCCTCCGGGATACCCGTCGCCATGGCGGCGATCACGCAGGAGTACAGATAGTTGGTGCTGTTCTCCGTCACCACAAAGCCCTCGCGGGCCATGCGGTTCTCCGCCTCGCTCTCGTTCAGCGTGTTCAGGTCTGCCACGCCGTTCAGGTCGATGTCCCGGTACTCCTTGCCCTTGTAATGGCGCGGCTGCTCCAGATGCATCACATGGTTTTCTGTTCTGCTCTCCACGTTCAGGTGTCTGCGCACCGCACCTGCCACGCGCTTGAAAGCGCCGCGAGGCATCAGCTTGAAAAACTCAATGGGCATCCCGGTTGCCTTGACCGCCATGGCGCGGGCAAATGCTGTTGTGGTCTCGCACAGCACCGAGGCCGCCGCCTCGCCCTCGCCGAAAAGCTGCCGCTGCACGTCGATAGCGTCCTGCACGGTCAGCTTCTCCAGCCCCGTCAGGTCGATCTCTCCGTACTCCTTGCCCTCGAACACGTAGGGCTTTGCCAGCTCCACGATGTTCTCGCTCTTTTTTGTCCCCTCGTTTGCGGTCTCCGCCGCCGTGATCTTGTCCTCTGCCATTGGTGTTCGCTCCTTTCAGCGTCGTTTCGTTGTGTGAAAACACGGCCCGCCCCCGTTTGCGCAGGGACAGGCCGTATTGTTTTTCGCCCGTTAGATCAGGCTGTTCACGCCCGCCAGCATATCCGTGCCGTTGACCTTGTAGATGCCGTTGAGCTTGTCAACCTCCAAGAGCTGCTGGCCGTCCACCTCGATCATCAGGTAGGTCAGCTCCAGCGTCACGGTGGCCTCCATGGCCTCGCCCTTTTCCACCTTGCCGGGGTTGAACTTCTTCACGCGCCCGATCTCCACCACGCGCAGGCCCTTGAAGTTGTAGCCGCCCTGCTTGTCGTAGACCTGCTGCGAGGCTCGCAGCGTCAGGTTCACCGTGGACAGGGGAGAGAGCATATCCATGGCGGAGCTGTAGAGCGTGTTGAACTGGATTTCCTGCTCCATGCTCTCAAACTGGCCGATGGTGGGACTGTCCAGCTCGCCGTTCACGCCCACACCGGAAACGGTGCTGGTTTTCATGTTGACCTCCGGCAGCGTCACCGACGCGGCCACGCCGATCATTTTCGTGCCGTCCAGATAGGCGTTATACTCGTTGATCTTCTCCGGGATATAGTTGTTGGAAATCATCTTCTTTTCCCTCCCTTATCAGTTCAGCGCAGCAGAAAGAGCGTCGGGGTCAAACTCGATGATGTCCTCGATGTCCTCCGCAGGGGTGAACGGGGTGATGTACTGGTGGAACGTGATCTTGCCGTCCAGCAGGTCAGCGGTGGTGTTCTCGTCCTCGTTGAACGTGATCTCATAGCGGGCGCACACGCCGCGAGCCACAAAGCCGTTGCCGCGCACGTTCTCGCTGTCCACAATGGCCTCGATCAGCCGCTTGTTGGCGGGGCTGTCCACTTTCTGGAAGTAGGTCAGGATAAACGTGTTGGCCGCCCACGTCAGGAAGCGGCGGACGCTGAACCAGCGGTCTTTCGGGTCGCTGATGCCGGGGTAGGCCGCCGTGTTGTTGCCCCACAGGCGGAAGCCGTTCATGTTCAGCCACGTCGCCACGCCGAAGCTGTTCACGGTGTTGGCCTGCTCCTGATCAAGCACCACCTCCGTGCCATCTTCAAGGCAGGCGGCAGAAACGGCGATGGTCTTGTTGCTGGGGCTGACGTTGGGTGTGTCGTCGTTCTGCGCGTCGGTGTAGGCCGTCAGCGCCGCCGCCAGTGCGCTGCCGCTGTACACCGTGTTGCCCACCTTGGCAAATGGCCACACCGCATAGGCGTTGGGGTCGCTCACCGCCTGCGCCTCCTTGGTGGTCTTTACGGCGGTGTACTTGGTCGCGCCGGTGTTGCTGCAGTCGATGTCCACAACGCACACCGCGCCGAACACGCTGTTGATGCTCTTGGTCTTTGCCTGCAAGGCTGCCGCCACCGTCGCGTCCTTGCTGAAACGCGGGGCCAGCAGGATGCCGGGTGTCATGGACAGCTTCGGATAGACCTGACGTACCACCTCAAGGCCGGTCTCCTTGCCGGTGGAGCTGTCCACACCGCCCACGATGTCTGCCGCCGTCACCTTGCTGGGGTCGATCTTGTTGCCGGTCACGGTCAGGCTCGTTGCTTCCTTACCCGCTCCGGTGGAAAGCACCACGATATTCAGCGTACCGTCGTCGTTCCATGTGGTGGTGTAGTCCGTGCCTGCGGTCAGCGTGTTGGAACCGCTCTTGACGGTCAGCCCCTCCAGCAGAACGCCCGTTTCCTCCAGCACCGCCACGCCGTCGTTCACCTGAATGGTGCCGCCGGTGATGGCGACCTTGTGCTTGGCCGGGTCAAGCACGTTGATCAGCACCATGGGCGCGATACCCACAACGCTGAAATTTGCGCTGATGCACTCGCAGAGGGTGTAGTTGGCGAAGTCAG